CTAATGAAACTATTACTGCTGCAAGTATCCGTAAAGTTGCATGGTCAACAAACGGCAGTATTCAAATTATTCGTAATAGTGTACCAATTCTTGCTTTGCATAATTCAGGTAGCATTCAGTTTGATGATTTGAATACTTCAATTGCGAATAATAGTACACAACCTATTTCCGTAGTAATTACAACAGGTGGTTTTGTAGTATTAGAACTCACCAAAGAAGCAACATATACAACTGCACCAGGCGGATACTAATATGAAACTTATCAGAGAACATATTGAATCGGTTAAATATTTAACTGAAGCAACAGAAAACGGTAAAAAGAACCTATACATTGAAGGTACTTTTTTAGTCGGTGATACCGTTAATAAAAACAATCGTATGTACGAAATGAAAACTTTGCGTAATGAAGTTAAACGCTATGATGAAGAATACATCAAAACAAATCGTGCATTAGGTGAATTAGGACATCCTGATACACCAACACTAAACTTAGAAAGAGTGTCCCATAAAATTATGTCCCTCAAAGAAGATGGAAATACATTTTATGGGAAGGCTCTAGTTCTTGATACACCATATGGTCAAATCGTTAAAAATTTCATTGATAACGGAGTAAACTTAGGAGTTTCTTCAAGAGCTCTAGGTTCTGTAACCATGACAAAAGAAGGTTATAATCTTGTTCAAGATGACCTACGACTGGCAACTGCGGCTGATATTGTGGCAGACCCATCTGCACCAGGCGCATTTGTTAATGGTATCATGGAAAATAAAGAATGGATGTTTGTTGAGGGACGCTTTGTAGAAGCAGATTTTGATAACGCTAAGAAACAAATAACAAAAGCATCTGCTAAACAAGTGGAAGCAGTTGCTCTTAAATTGTTTGAAAATTACCTCAGAAAACTATAATTTTATAAATAAGAAACCAAAAGGAGATTCCTAATGTCAAATAACAAATTAATGGAAGCAGCTGCAGATATTCTTGCTTCAAGCAAGGGTAAAAACGGTATGTCTATGGAAAAAATGCCAGGTAGCGAAGTTGAAGATTTGGGTGGACCAACACCACAAAATTCTAAACCAGATGACGATAGCAACAAAATCCATGCAGGAAAAGGTGCTAAGTCTGCCGTTGCACCAACAACAAAGCCATCTGATGCTTCCGCTAAAATGGAAGAAACAGATGCTGAAGATGAAGTTATTGCTGAAATGATGCATGACGATGAATCTGAAGACAAAGCAATGATGAAGAAAATGAAGATGAAAGAAAAGATGAAAGAGGATGTTGACGCTCTCTTTGCTGACGATTCTACCATCTCAGAAGAATTCAAATCTAAAGTCTCTACAATTTTTGAAGCTCGTGTCGAAGACCGTGTATCACAAATTGAAGAAGAAATTGAGACACGTTATGCAGGCATGCTTGAAGAAGCAGTCGAATCAGTTAAAGCTGACCTTACAGAAAAAGTTGATGACTATCTTTCATATGTTGTTGAACAATGGATGGAAGAAAACGAAATCGCAATCGAATCAGGTCTTCGTGCTGAATTGACAGAAGACTTCATCGGTGGTTTGCGTAACCTATTTGCAGAACACTACATTGATGTTCCTGCTGAAAAAGTCGACCTCGTTGATGAACTTGCCGGCAAAGTTGAAGAACTTGAAAGCAAACTCAATGAACAAATCGAGCGTGGTGTATCATATGCTAAGGCATTAGTTGAATCACGCAAGAATGAAATTGCTCGTGAAGTTACCGAAGGACTTCCTGCTACTCAAGCTGAAAAAATCAAATCACTCGCAGAGAGTGTAGAATTCTCCACAGAGGACGAATACAAATCAAAGCTTGATACTATCCGTGAAAACTACTTCCCTTCTGGTGCTAAAAAGGCAACAGAATCTCAACTAAACGAACAGTTTGAAGAAACAGAAGAAAAGAAAGTCATTCATGACCCATTCGTTGCTGCTGTATCTCAAGCAATTTCTAAAACCAAATTTTAATTAAACTCTAGGAGATAAAAAAATGTATTTGTCCGAATCATTACAAAAAAAATGGGAAGGTGTTTTAGACCATCCCGACTTGCCAAAAATTAGTGATCCATACAAGCGTGCTGTAACAGCCGTTGTTTTGGAAAACCAAGCAACCGAAATGCAGAAATCAGGAATGATTACTGAAGCTGCACCTACTAACTCTGCTGGTACAGGCGGTTTTAGTGGTTCTTCTACTGCAACAGGTCCAGTTGCCGGTTTCGATCCAATTCTAATCAGTTTGGTTCGCCGTTCATTGCCTAACCTCATCGCTTATGATATCTGCGGTGTGCAACCAATGACAGGCCCAACAGGTTTGATTTTCGCAATGCGTTCAATGTATGACACTACACGTGCTCCATCATCTGGCGTAGAAGCATTCTTCAACGAAGCTAACACAGGTTTCTCTGGTGCTGGTACTGCACAAACTGCATTGGCCATTGGTGCTGCTGCCGCTAACACATTCGTTGCAAACGGTGCTCCAGTTCCAAGTGTTACTACTGCTGTTGGTGAAGATAATCCTTTCCGTGAAATGGGTTTCTCAATTGAGAAAGTTACCGTTACTGCTAACACCCGTGCCTTGAAGGCCGAGTACTCAATGGAACTCGCACAAGACTTGAAAGCTGTTCACGGTCTTGACGCAGAAACAGAATTGAGTAACATCCTTTCTACTGAGATTCTTGCAGAAATTAACCGTGAAGTTGTTCGTACAATCTACGCAACTGCTGTAACAGGCGCACAAATCGGTACTACTACTGCTGGTACTTTTGACCTTGACACCGATTCTAATGGTCGTTGGATGGTTGAAAAAGTTAAAGGTCTTGCTTTCCAAATTGAACGTGAAGCTAATGCAATTGCAAAAGCAACTCGTCGTGGCAAAGGTAATATCATGATTTGCTCTTCAGATGTTGCATCTGCATTGGCAATGGCTGGTATTCTTGATTACAACTCTGCATTGCAATCTCAAGTTAACTTGACTGTTGACGATACAGGTAACACCTTTGCAGGTACATTGTTTGGTCGTATCAAAGTGTATATTGATCCGTTCTTCGTTGCATCCGGTACATCCGAGTTTGCAGTTATCGGCTTCAAAGGTACAAATGCATATGACGCAGGTATTTTCTACTGCCCATACGTTCCTTTACAAATGGTTCGTGCAGTTGATACAACTACCTTCCAACCAAAAATTGGATTCAAGACTCGTTACGGCATGGTTGCAAATCCGTTTGCACAAGGTACTACACAAGGTGCTGGTGCTCTTCTCCAGAACGGTCAGTTGGCCAATCAATATTACAGAGCGTTCAAAGTTAAGAACATTATGTAATCTAAACCCCGTTAAGAGGGTACTTAAAAGAGGCACTTCGGTGCCTCTTTTTTTGTTTATAAATACCATCATGAGCGCAATATCAAGAAACCCAACAAATCCTAATATACTTCAACCTAATAAATTCACATTGAATTTTGCAAGGGCACCAAGTATACAATACTTCTGTCAATCAGTAAGTGTTCCAGGTATCGCATTATCAGAAGTGCCGCAACCTAACCCATTCGTAGATGTGTATTTACCTGGTGAAAAGGCCATCTATGATATATTGAATGTTACATTTTTGATTGATGAAGAATTAAAAGCATGGACAGAAATGCATGATTGGATTCGTGCAATGACATTCCCATATGATTTTGCTGAATATCAAAGTCTAGGTCAATTGAATAGAATTGCAGGTGGTGTCAATAAACCTAAACCGCAATATTCAGATGCCTCAATTACAGTATTATCTTCTTCTAATAAACCATACTACAAATTTAAATTTTATGATTGTTTTCCAACATCGGTGTCGGCATTTATTCTAAGTGCAACCGATAGTCCTGATACCACAATGAGTGCTGATGCTACACTCAGGTACAGTTACTATGATATTGAAAAATTGTTCTAAACAGGCTTGACAATTAAATTTTGGTAGTGTATCCTCCATCAATAGGAGGCTTTTTATTTTATGAAACAACTTGACGATTTATTAGAAATGTGGCGTACCGATTCTATTATTGATAGAACAGAACCTGGTAAAGCCCTAATCAATATCCCACAACTTCACAGTAAGTATTTGAATATACTTTCAAGGCATCGTTTGCTTTCGAAAGAATCAGAATTCAAATACAACAAGATGAAGAAGTTGAAATGGGAATATTACACAGGTAAGTTAGACCAAGACCAACTTGATAAACACGGATGGGAACCATTTCCATTTGTACTTAAA